AAATCCAGACCTCCAGTTGACCGGACTGTCTTCCAAGTAATCCAAGAACTGGGGACCATCTATCTCTGCCAATGTTCCGGTATCGACCCCCCAACGGGTTCCCCGGTAATCTCCGTAGGGGGTACATTTCAGACTGTGCAAATGCCCAGTTACGATGCTAGTCCCTGACCCAACGGTGTTGTTGTGTGTTGCATGAATCCCACTTTTATACCTATGCTTAATAACAACATCATCCGACAGCCAACAGGTCCAGCAGGGATGCCATTTTGGAAAATGATCCTTGAGATTTGTACCCTGCACGTTCTCAAATTCTGGTGCAGCTTGAGCCAAGCGTGTCTCAAAACGGCTATCGTGGTTCCCCAGCGGCCATACCAACTGAGTATGGTGTCTTGCCTTCTCACAAGCATCCTCAATCTCTTTCATGGCCTCCTGGCAGGCATCTAACTCCTGCTTGACGCTTGGCCTATGCGTCCAACCTATGCGTGGAAATCTAGATATAGATGCACCATCGAAGATATCGCCGTTGGCAACCACAACGTGCGGTTTAAGGGTGCTTATCGCCCATAAGAGGCCCTTGAAAGCAGTGCTTCGAATCCCAGGCCAAAAGTGTGCGTCTGAGAAGACTAAGGCTATCCCGTCTGTCAGACCGGCATGGTGTCTGGCCTTTTGTACATGGGACTTTATTCCTTGGCTGCTTAGTTCTACCTTCAGCCTCCCCTCTATTTGTCGCCTTTTAGTGTGAGCGTGTCGCTCAGACATACCTAATATTTTTGCCACCTTCATGGCACTGTTGTGCTGACCCCATAACTCAAGAAATTCTTGGTCAGAGATGATTGGCTTTTTTGCCATGATTCAGTCCCGTAGTACGGAACCTGTCAAATAGCACACAATTATTACAGAAGATCGGCTTCTGCTTGTCTGCGTTTTAATAATCCGGGCAAGACCTTACCGCCACCCTTGCACCACTTGAGAAGCTCCACCTTGGCTTCTTCCCAGTTCTGCTCGTTAATTTTCTTTTTGAGCGTGGAAGTCTGCAGCTTGCCCACACCCAGGTTGTAGCAGAAGTCGACTATGGCATTAAGCCTTCTTGTGTCTGTTATCAGTCCAGGACAGTGGCGCAAGGCTCCCGGTAAATATGTGTGCCTTAGTTCGTATTCCAATAGCGCCTGCGCTTCTGCTTGCGTCATTGGCGGATCTTCCAGAGTCACCTTCTTTCCGTTGCTGTACCGAGTCGAACCGAAACCAATTGTTGGGATCGAGGCAGGACAGAGGTACGGCGACCCTCGGAAACCTTCGAAACGCTGGCATAACGATACCGCTATAGAGAGATCAAAGTCCACGCTTGGCGAGAGTCCTGTCGAGGAACCAGTAGTTCAACGTGCCAGACACGAGAGCAGAGAAGTCTGCACTCATCATCAGTTTGAAGACCTCTGTAGGCTCCATCCCGGTACGCCATGAAGAATATGCCATCCAGAGATGTACGCAGGACCAAACAAGCAAGATCCAGTAAGTGACAACAGGGCGCACACTAGCAGACAAGGAAGCAGCCCATCCGCCAGCAGCTTTAGCCATCTCAGTTTGAGATTCGATTGCTGCGTTAAACGCATTCATTACTCCTGCATCAACCGTAGCCTCGTGCTGTGCGCCGATCTCAGCCATCTTCTGCTGGCCTCTCTGCGCCTCCAGCTCGCACTGGCGGTTGAACATCTCCAGCTCATGACCACGCTCGTTTTTCTTGTCTAGAAACTTTAGAACCTCTGGCGCCAGACGGAAGATACCGCCCAGCAGGGAACCAAAGATGCCACCAGACAAGAGTTCAAACATTACCTCATCCCCTCACCAGGAGTGACGTACACGTTAGCCGTTCCAGTCGCAGTGATAAAAGTGATGAAGACGTTTGCAGAGGAAGAGCACTGAGGTCCGCTCAACACCAGAGACTCTGCTGGCCGGATAGGAACACCGTAGTTGCCAGACGTGGCGTTGGCTACAGCAGCGTTGTTGCCGCTGGTTGCAGAGATCCTGACGTAGACAGGCTGACCAGTAGATGCAACCTCATGATTGACAAACAAATACTGAGCACAAGGGCTGTCAGCGTAGATGTTCGCACTCTGGTTAGTAGTGGTCCCAGACAGAACAAACGTTCTGCCCATAGGGTAGAAGGCTTGGTTGTAGGCCATCAGTAGATCCTCTTGCCTGCTCCGCTGGTGGGGCTGTGCTTGGTGTCATACGTCCCTTCGCAGAAAGGGATGATGGAACGGAAACCACCCTTAGGCAGTTGTCCTGGCTCCCAGCGAATCATGTCCCTACTACCGTCTCGCGGTAGTTGTGGACGCACAGACTTTGCAATCTGCTGGTTTAAATCATGGTCCCGTTGGTGGAGACGGCTCTTCATTTCGATACTCCTTGGCAGTGATCGTAAGGTAACAGAAGACAACGTAGATGCCGAGTGTTGCTACTCTTTCCCACGTTGGGTTCCACATTGTCCAGCATCCTAGACCACACGAGGTCAGCAGGGCTAGGATGGTAATAAGCCTGTCCGTCACTACGGTCAAGGCTAGTTTGATCAATTGAATAGCTTCCATATAGATTACTCATCGTCATCGTTCATAAAACCCGTACCCCAGTCAGAACCCTCGTCTTTCAGGCGCAGGGCTTCCAACTTCAGCGCACGGTCGATAACCTTCATCTTAGCATCAAGACTGGCTTCCGGGTCAGAGATGGTCACGCGCAGCATATCTGCGATGGCCTTCTCCAACTCTGTGCTGATACCGCGTTTCTTGCTCATTGCAACAACCCCGATGTTCTTCCAACAGCCGTTGTTCCAGCATATCCAACTGTCAAACCACTTATGATTTTTGCAGCAGTTCTAGCTCTTTCAGTCTTGTCAGAAATAGATTCCAACTGCTGAACTTGACGCATCAAATTTTGACGTTGTTGTTCTGACAACAAACTAATTCCTGATTTTGCTTCTGCTTCACGAATTTTTGGAACCACAGAGTTGTTCAGCGTTTCTATTGCTTTACCGGGTTTTGCGTTAGCAAGAGCTTGGACAGAATCAGAAAATGTTTTTTGTGCTGATTCGATATCTTTGGTTCTCTGTGCAGTTGTTTTTTCAACCTCACCAAACCTTGCTCTTTCTGCGTCAGCGGCTTCTTTTGCTCTTTGTTGAGCAATAGTTTTAGCTTGCTTAGTTTCTTCACCAACACGAGTTGCAGCAGCAGCACGCTTGCCAGACTCGACAAGAGGAGCAAGATATCTTGATTCAATTTCTTTGCGAACAAAAGGAAATTCATTCAATATTGCTCGGTTAGTACGGAGCAAGTCTTCAATCTTTTGTGGGGTTTTAGCGGTTTCAGCAAGTCCTGCAAAGTATCTTCTTGCTGCTGCTTCTGCGATTTCTTTGTTTCCGCCAACTGCATCTACAAACATACGATATTTTTCTGGGCTACTAAAAATATCTTTTGCAACTTGCTCCGCCGGTTTAACATAGTACTTTCCAGCAGCATCTTGAGTTTCAGTAAGACCTTTACCAACTTTTGTTCCGTATGCTTCAATCGTCTTAGATAGCCGCTTGTAATCGTCAAGATACTTAGAAAATTCTTTAGAATAGCCTTTCATCTGTTCTGACAAAGCTTTATACATATCTCCAGAAAACTGTTGACCAATGGCCTTGTAACCCTCTTCTGGTGCGCCAAAAGCAGCGTCTCCAAGCCTTCTGCGAATGACTTCTAGACCTTCAAAAGATTTGGTGTTTTGAACGTCTTGTTTTAGTTGGTTAATTGATCGCAAATAATCTGATGTTCCACCTTTCGCCAACAAAGAATCTAATTGAGCAACTATGGGCTTTGTATCAACAAACCTACCTTGAGCTTCTAATGCGGTTGCAGTGTCTTTTGCCGCCTTAAAGTTTTTGTCTGCCGCTGCGTTGCGTTGGTTCTTAACGCTTGACAAGAATTTTTCTGCCTGATCTCTTATGTAACCTCCAATTTCACTTGGAGTCATTGGCACTGGTTTGAACTGACCTCCTTCCGCCATCGTTCGAACGCCAGGAAGCTCTCTAAGACCAAGTGCAGATTGAGTCTCTGCTTTCAACCCAGCTTTTCTTGCCATCTCTGCGCGTTGTTCTTGAGCGGAAGTCTCGCTTAACCCACGCGATGTTGCTTCAGAAATTTCACGTTGTTTCTCTGCGCCAGCAGCAGCAAGACGTTGTTGTTGAGCAGCTTCTTCAGCGGTCAAAGCCTGTTTCCCTGCCCCGCCTAATTCTTGAGCTTCTTTTTGCAATGCTGCCTGTTGTGCGGCGGTTTTTTTTCCTAACAACAATTGACCTATGTTTTTGACTCCACCATATCCATAACCTAGAAGTCTTCCCAACGTTGGTGCAGCAGCGGCAACGTCTGGTGCGATCTCACCAATAGTTGTAGCAGTGGGCGCAGCTTTTCTCTCTGCCGCTCTTTGCTCCGGGGCAAATCCAGTGGCTTCTTTAATCTGTTGTGGAACATATTGACCGGCTTTTTCTTGAGCTTTACTACCTAAGTATCCCCCAGCAAGAGCGCCACCAAGGCCACCAACAATAGTCCCAATACCAGGGGCAACCATTGTTCCCAACGCTGCTCCAGCCTCACCACCAGCGAGTGCTCCACCAGCCCCACCCAAACTTTCAAACGCAGCTTTTCCACCTGCTTTTAGTGGAGAAACTTCTGGTGCTGATTTTTCTTTTTCGTATCGACTACGAAACTCAAATTCTTCTTGCTCGGTCATTTGGGTTGCCTCGATTTCCAGTCTTGATACCGACGCTCTTTATCTGGGTCTATATAAGGTCCGGTACTTGGCTGTGAAGCACTAGGTTGAGGCGCAGGACTTGGAGCACCAAACGTAGATTCATAATCTTCTGGTTTGGCCTTTGGTTTATAACCAGCAGGAGCAGTCACATCCAAAATATCTTTTGAATAATTTATCTGATCGTCAATAAACCCACGGACTGTCTGTGCTGAGTCAGATGGTTTGGCAGTGAATGACTGATAGTTTTTCAACTCGTTACCAGTCAAGGTTGCACCAAACAATGCGTGTCTGTTAGGTGCTTGGTACTGGTTGTACCTACCCCACCAACGTGCAGCATCATTGGCTTCTTTCTTGCCAAGACCCCTTCTTGCTGCTTCCAGTTCAAGATCTGCACCGAATCCAAATACACCAAGCCCAGCGTATTCGGGTTTGAAATCTTTTTTCAACTTGTCCAAACCGCTTGTGATGGAGTTCAAACCATCAATCTTCTTTTCTCTTGTGGCGCTAAGTTTTTCTCCTGCTCCCAAAGAACCTTTTCCAACAAATCCTTCTGGAACATCTACAATACGAGAGTTTCCAAATTTGTCCATAACAACCATCTTGCCATCAGCCATTCCGATAGGCTGCACAGCACCCTGACTGTCTCTAGCGAGTTGCGATCTTAAAGCTCTTGATTCTGCTTGGCTAGCAAGTTGACTTTGAGCAATTTCCTTTCGAATTTGACGGTTCAACTCACCTTCAGACTCTCTAGATTTTATATCTGCTCTTTTCAAAAATACTTGTAACGCCTCTCTTTGCAACTCACTAGACAACTGATTTGTTTTAGTGGAAAGGAGTTCTGCCGCGTGCTTGAGACTTTTTAATTGACCATCAACAAGAGCAATAGTTGATTCAAGACCACGCTTGTTGGTATTCTCTTGCAAGAACTGAGCTTCATTGGCAGCGAGTGTTTCTCTAACTTTTTGATCTGCCGCTTGTTTGTTCAACACGGCTTCTCGTCTTGCATCTTCAAGACCATCTTTGACCGCAGTCAATTTAGATTGCAACAATTTTAAATTTGAATCAAACGCTTGTTTACGTTCTTTGTCATACTGTTCTCTGCCTTTTCCAAACCCTTCTGCCATGCCGTTCATGGCTGACAGTGCTGCTTTGGCGGTGTTTTTGCTGTTTCCACCCAACAGCATTCCAGCCGCACCGATAGCAGAAAACAAAACTCCCAACATGGGAGCCGTAACTTCGGTTGGGACAAAGACGCTGTACTCAGCAATTTCTTTGTTGATGCGTTGCTTTTCTTTGAATCCTTGGCTGTTTACTTCATCATCAAACATTTTTTTGATGTTGTCGTAATTCAACCTTGCTTCTTCTTCTCTTTGTTTTGCACCAAACTCTTCTTTTTGCCTATCGTATGCGAGTTTTTGAGCAGTAAGATTTGAAAGATCTGTTTCAAAATTTTGTTGTCTAGTTGTTACATTAGCTTGTAGTGTTTGTAAGTTTGCAAGTCTTTCTCTGCCTACTGAAAGAATTCCTTCCATTGTGCCAACATCATCCCCACCAAACTTGGGTGCAGCAGGCATCTTTACCAAAGACTGTGAGATTTCTTTGGGAGCACGAGCGGAATCAATCAGTGGTGAGATACCACCCATATCGGTTTTGAGCAAGTCAGGCAAAGCCATGATTACTTCCCAGCAGGTTGGGTAGACTGGATGATCGTAGGTGCTGCCAATCGAGTCAGGTTACCAAAGTATTGACCATACATAGCAGAGATCTCAGAGTCAGCACGGATGCCCTCTTGAATAGCCTTGGCCGTGTACTGGTCTGCAATACCAGACAACTTTAACCCAAAGTCTTGCTGTGCTGCCAACAGACGGTTACGCAGATCTTCCTCTGCTCTCTGTTGCTGGGCAACACCCACGCCACCACGGGCAACACCAGCCTGGGCAGCACGAGCGCGTTGTGCTTCTAGAGCTTGCTGGTTAACCGGGGTCAGTTCACCACGAGCGGCAGCGGCCTGTTCTGCCAAACCACGCTGTTGATAAGGCGCACCAATGTCACGGATCTGCTGTGCTGCCTGCTGCGAACCCTGACGAGCCTTGCGAGCTGTCAGTGCAGTCTGTAGACCACCAAGTGCACCTAGACCTAGTCGAGCCTTGTCACCACCGGATAAGGACTCCAAAAAGCTCTTTTCTGCCGGTTGAGGAGCGGTAGGAGTTTCTGTTGTCGTTGGAAACGCAGAACCAGGACCGTATACGCCTTGTGCAAGACCGGCAGCGTCAGAGATTGGGACAGGTGCTGTTTGCCTGAACCCAGCCATGTTTTGCGGAATATCAGGAAGATCAAGTTGAGAAACAGGCCCAGCATATGCACCAGATACAAATTCAGGACCGGGAGAATACGATTCAAATCCGGGTTCAGCAGCAGACGTATCTTGTGGTTGATACGCTTCAAACCCTGCTTCTTCGTCAGCAAACTCCATAAGGCCGGTCTCTGGGTTGATCTCACCAGAACCGCCTTGCTCACGCAGGAGTGCAGCCTCACGGGGGTTGATGTGCGCCAGGATCGTATCTCCGTTCCTGCCCTTGTCTTGCAACAGACGGGCAATCTTGCGGAGATCTCCACCCATACGGGTCATATTGCGTAGTTCACTCATTTACAACCCCAGAGCGTCTTTAAGACGCAGTGATTTCTCATTCCAGACATTCTGCCTCTGTTTCCCAGAATCAACACCCTCGATACCACCCGCTGGCCTGTAAGCCGCCAGAGCGTCTGCCAGCAATCTAGCAGGACTTGCACCCGTGATTATAGGCGGTGCTCTCGGTCTCTTAGGAGGGGGAACACTAGTGACAGTAGGATATAACTTTTTGGGTTCTTCTTTGGGTTTGTCAGGTTCTTCTGCCTTCACTTCAGAAGGAGTGGGAGCCTCAACAACAGGTTCTTCTGGTTTTGCAGTGACAGTAACCTTATCTAACTCCGGAGGGGGAGCTATGTCTACAAACGGGTCTACTAAGTCACGAGCGCCGGTAACTGTGACTTTTTCTAACTCAGTAGGCGGGGCTATATCAACGAACGGATCAACCGGATAGTTGACTCTTACAGTATCTAAAGTTGTTCCTCCAGTTGGTTCTGAAGGTGGAGCAATATCTACAAAAGGATCTACAGGGTAATTGATGTACTTTGTACCTAGGTCTTGTGTACCAGTATCTGATAGAGGTGCAATGTCTACAAACGGATCTGTGACGTAACCAATGTCCACTCTCCCAAGATCTGTTCCTGCACCAGGCAATCCAGCAGTTGTATCTGGACGTATTGTTGGCACGTCAGTAACAACGGGAGATTCTTTTTCTTTTTCAATTGTTTTGGTTGGAAACTGTTCTTCTGGAGTTGGAGCTGCACCAGTAGAAAGAGAACGAACTTTTTTTACTAGATCAAGACCTGTTTCTTCTTGAGAAACTGGAGGAGTTTCTGCAACTGTTTGTGGTGGGATAACTGGTCCGGAAGGAGCAGCGCCAGCGGCAACGTCTGCGGCGTAATTTTGTTTGATTTCGTTAAAAGTGTCTGCACTAATAATTCTTACGTTGCCAGACTGAGTGGTTACTTTTGCAGTGCCATCATCCAATTGTTGGTAAGTATCATTGCCGTATTTGAACGGTTCAGCACCTTGCGCTGGTTGTGCAGTCGTGGTTTTGGAGAATGTTGTAGGTTGATCTAACGTACCTATAGCAGTTGCAGCCGTGTTCAACAGCGTCTGATCCATGTTGCCGCCGGTTGCTATGTAAGTCCTAACAGCAGTGCCTATGATCTTGCCTGCGTCTGGATTGGGAGAAACATCTTGAACACCTGCTCCAACCGCTGCTGCAAAAACGTTTATACCAATCTCACTAACATCACCACCTTTGACAAACGTCCCGGCAGCAGATCCTGCTGCTGCTCCAGCAACACCTCCTCCAAGACCAAAGTTAATTCCAGATGCAAGGCCAGCTCCGGCTGCATTTTGAAATACGTCTTCTACACTTCCTCCTTGTGCAGCAGTAGTTCCAGCGGCAAGAGCAGCACTGCCAACAGCGGAAGCAACTGCTGCTTCACTCAACCCTATGGTTGCAGCAACCGTTGCAGCAGACCCACCAAGAATAGAAGTTCCTATAAATGGAATGATTTCAGGAGCAACAAATGCAACAACTGGAACAACAAATGACAGTGCTTTTTTCCAACTAAAACCCATCACGAACCTCCTGCTATTGCGCCCATAGCAGCCAGCGCAGCCAAGGTCATGTAATTGGTTTGTTCAGGCAATTCTTTATCAGTGAGGATGCCAGAGCCTATCAATTGCTCTCTAAGCATTGCGTACAGACTAGGATCTTGGATAGCTTCTTTAGCCATTTGACCTACAGCAAACATAGTACGAGAGTCAATGCCGTACTCTTGCATAAACTCTTGTGTAGCAGCCTGTGCTTGTTCCAGTTGTGGGTCCATTACAGTCCTAATACTTTAACAATCTGTTGATGGATGCTTAAATGTACCCCTATCCAATCATAGAAGTCATCTTCAACATTCCAGTCTGCGTTGATCAACTGAAAAGGATTGTCCAGGTTCAGTTGATTTGCCAATCTTTCATGTTCTTGGTTGTGAACAAACAACCAGTCATCTAAATTATCTGGGTCTGCATCTGTGATCGGATACTGAGGTATCAAGATTCCATTGTCAGCCAACTGTTCGTAGAACAATTTGTGCTGTACACCGTTCTCAAACAACAACAATCCTAGACCGTCTACGTCTCCAAACTCAACGTAAGACAAGTCATCCATATTCATTATTTGTCTCTCATCTTATTGATGATTTCAAATGCAGACTTAACTTTTTCTTCAAGCACAGCAACTCTCAAATCTAGTTTTGACAGCACAATTATGAGAGTCACAAGACCTAGTAGAACAGGCCACGCTTTTAGGAAAAGTTCAGCTATTTCCATCACAAACCTAACAACTTCTTTACAAAGTCTGCTGCCACACCTGGACCAAACAAAACCGCCGCAATAACTACATACAGGATGTGTTCAATCCGGGCCATGCGCTTGGAACCGTCATCAAAACTTTTTTGGATGCTTTCATAACGGCTTGCACATACCGCCTCATGAATACTCAGACGTTTGTCCGTTTCAGAAGCCAATTCTTGAACGTCAGCCATTCTCAGGTTCCTGTTGTTTAGGAGCCAACTCCTTCTCAATCGCCTGAATCAACGGGAACACTTGAGCATATGGCTGATTGCCAAGGTACTGAAGGATGGCGTTGAACAGTTGAGTTGGCAAGTTTACGGTTTCCATTAGACGCTCCAAGGCGGGTTGAGGTTGAGAACAGGTGGGTTAATCTGATTGTCAATCTGCTGCTGCACAGCCGTTTCGGTCGCGGTCTGGTCTACACCATTAGCCCAGAGCCAACCAAGAACTTGGTCTTTTGTCAGGTCAGCAAACTGCGTGAATGAATCCGTAGGCGCAGGGACCGATGCCGTTGAATAGACCGTGCCGGTGTAGTTTCCGTCTGTTCCAGTACAGCGCCAATGAATGTTGAACACTACGTTGGTCTTGTTGTCAGACTGTGGGTAGCAATTGAGCTGTGAGACAGTCCATGTAAAGGTAGTCATTTTGCTTCCTTTAAAGGTTGTGGTATAGGCTGAACAATAGTTGTCACGCCGTTTTTTGTCTGTTGAATAAAACCATTGGGTTTAATTTGGATTGAATTTCCCCATGTCTGGGGCTTTGTCAAATCAACTGTTTTCCCATCAATTTGAATCATGTTAGCCCTTAAACCGAAGTAATAGTCTGCCAAGCAGAGCCGCTGTAAACACACAATTTTGCCAACGTAGTATCAAACACCATCAGACCAGCAGCAGGACTACTAATCGCATTCTTTTGCGTTGTAGTCATGTTGGGCATCCGCACGCCCTTGGTAGTGCTTTGCGCGTCTAGGATTGCTGATGCGCTTGGAGAGGTTGTCCCAATACCAAGGTTGCCGGAGGCGTCAAGGGTCATCGCCTGTGTGAATGTGATTGCATTACCTGCTGTGCCGGAGGGGGCGGTGTACCAAGAAAAAGCTCCGCTGCTATCTAAATAAAAACGTGAAGCTGTCCCCGTGGCTTTGTACTTAAATCCGCCATTGAAATACCAGTTTGTACCAAGCGTAACTGCGCTGCCGCCAAGTATGTCTCCAGACAAATTGAAGTTTCCGCCGCCGCTAGACGCACTCGGCGTAACCCCCAGACCAAGGTTGCCGGAGGTGTCGAGGCGCATGGCTTCAGAATTATTTATTGCAAAATAAATAGGTTGAACGGCCCCAGTTGTTAAAGTTAAACCACCAGTTCCGTTTCCATATAAATAAGTTCCATCCGCCCTAAAAATGCCAGAGGTTGTAAACGAAGCACCAGTATGCGAAATTGTCCCAAAATTGCTACCGCCATTGTTTAATCTTAGTCTTGTTTGGGCCGCAGTACCAGAGCTTGCGTTTGTAACTGCAATATTTGTTACGGCATCTTGCGATTTGCTTACCTCTAAAGAATAAGCAGGCGAACTCGTCCCAATACCCAGATTCGTCCCATCAAACGTCAGCGCAGACCCAGTAGCCAACGCACTAGAACTAGATGCGTATACCACCCCGTTGGCGGTGAAGGAGGTTAGGTTTGTCCCCCCGTTAGCAACTGGCAGCGTCCCGGTAAAAGTAATGTTTGGAGTCGTGCCGCCGCTAGATGCGATATTGCCGCTGCCGGTAACAGCAGTAACTGTTCCACCGCCACCAGTAGCACCAAGAGTAGAAACAGTTTTTAAGACCATGTTATACCCCGTCTCCTGGAGTGATGTACACAACAGCATTACCACTGCTGGTAATCCCGGCAAAGTAAGCATTAGGCGTGAACGTCAATATTTCGTCTGTACCTGACAGTAGCGGGATAGATGACTGAGTGCTGGTGACAACAACTGCGTTAGCTACCGCACTTGCGTTAGCCTGCCCGTACCCCATAAACACCGTCACGTTACCGCTGTTGATGATCCGGTACTGGTTCCCGCCAAGAGTTGTAGACGCAGCTTGCACGGAAGTGGTGGGAGAACTACTGGTAGCCGTGAAGGTTATTGTGTTCCCCATAGGGGTAAAGGCTTGAATTCCCATTTTCTACTTAACCTTTAGGGTACTTTGCTTTTACGGCAAGACAAGCATCTATATATGCCTGTACTTGAACTTGATCACCTTTGACAATCCCGTCTAGGTAATCATTGAAATTAGGATACTCAGCAGCCCTCTTAGCTTGGTAGGCTACTGCGTTGTCTGCTGCGATCTTGTCATTCCACGCAGCATCCAGTTGATCTTGAGTCGGCTGTGCGCCTAGTTTATCTACGTTCCACACCAGAACTTGGTCTGGTTGACCTTCTGGTTGACCCGTTTGGTAGTCACCGGGAACACAGACAATACTGTTCTGGAACAAATAAACTTGGATTTTGCTATCAAGTGACATATTTTTGCCTTTTATGTTGTTATTCCGTACAAAGAAAAAGTCCCTGATATATTTCCAAGCGTAACGCCCCCAACACCATCAATCAATGCACTTAAAATTTGAATGGCAGTTTTTGAGGTACTGTTATTTGTTGCCCCAGACATAACCTCTGAGGTCCCTGGGCTACTGTTGTTAAATGATTGAGATGTTATTGTTGTAACAAAACCACTGGTCATGTTGCAAATATTCATTATTCCTCTAGCTCCTGGAGAAGAACCGCTAACACCACCGGAACCTCCAGCAAACATGAGAATTGAAGAGCTAGAAATTGTTCCGGAATTCCCAACTCCTGCCGCATAGCATACGGCGTTTGTTGATCCAGCAGTTGTGATATTGCTGTCAACACTTATACCAGAAAAAATATATCCAGAAGTAATATAAGTTGGACCAGATCCAGTTCCAAACCTTAAAGCAATTTTATACGATGTTGTTGCAGGAAAAGCATTTTCATACAACAAAGTGTATCTATCGTATGTTGATAATCCTGTCCAAGATACAGAGGAAACATTACTAACGGTTTGAGTGCTGATCAACGTCAGCGCACTTCCACCACCGGCAGGCGCAGAAGATGACCAAGTAGTACCGTTCGACGTTAATACGTTGCCGGTAGTTCCAGGTGAGACAAATTGTATTGTTGATGATCCGTTACCCAGCAACACACTGTTGGAAGTCAGTGATTGAAGTCCAGTACCACCACTTCCCACACTCAAAGTTCCAGAAACAGTTACGTTTCCACTGGTAGCAGTGCTAGGTGTCAGTCCAGTTGACCCAAAAGACAGAGCAGTGACTCCAGTGCCAGCGGCAGCGCTTGTAGACACCCACGCAGTACCATTACTAGTAAGCACATTGCCGGTTGTGCCAGGAGAAACCAGGCCAGTACCGCCGCTAGTAGCAGGAATAGCAAACGCAATGTTGCCGCTGCTAATTGTGACGTTAGCCAACGTCAGGTTATTGAGCGTACTAACCGAGTTTCCTAGTTGGATGCTTGTGTTGCCCAGAGTAATTGGGCTAGCAAAGTTAGCATCTAACTGAGAAAGCGGTATTGTAGTAGATGCGTTAGCAAATTGATATGCGACTGGCATTTTAAAACCTTACTCTTAATTCGTGTTCAAATTCAAACGTATTGTAAGTGTAAGCAGCGTTGTTACTAGTGATTGTCAAGCCTAGATACTTGCCATACTGCTGGGCATCCGACTTGTACAGGTAGTAAGTGTAGCTATTCACCCAATTGATAACAACATTTGAATTGTTTGACCACGGGATAACTGTATTAGCGTTGTTCGTCCAAGTAACAAAATTGGTCAACGCATACTGAGGACTAGATCCCAGTTCACTATCTACCGTCACATAGATGGTTGCACCAGTATTGAAGGTTGACTCTACTCCAAACTTCAACGCCTGCTTGGTGCGGATAGGATCACCCATAGGCATGAGCGCAGTCTGCACCATACTAGCAATGTTAGACGTGCTGTTAGCGTAGAGCTTGTAGAGAGATCGGTCGCTTACACCGTAAGAATTTATCATCCCTGCCAAAGGGACGGAAGTGATGTAATTTAACGTGCCTTGGGAGGTGATGAACCATTTCTTCTCGAAGAACACCGCCTGGACCTGCCTCGCTCCATTTACCTGGTCGTTGTAAGTGAAGTTGAATGCCGCGCATAGGATGTTGTTGAGCAGAACTTGCCCACCAGTGACTGGTTGTGAGAAGTCAATGTACGGAAATATGCCGTCAAGAGGGTCTGATAACTTGCTGGTGGTAGAACCGACTAGAGAATAGATCCCATAGTCGTTCATGAACAACACAGAGCGGAAAAACGGGAAAATAGCGTAGATACGCTTGGTTCCTACGCTGGCAGAGACGTTGGTGTTGGTAAAAAGCGTCTGACCGTTGGTGTCAACCCTAACGTCAGAGAAGACGTTGATGCTGTCATCACCAAAAATGTACAAAAAGTTGTTGGCAGACAGCAATGCCCGGATGTTTCCGTGCAGTGTGGAGTCTTTGAGAGTAAAAGATCCCGCAGAAATGCTTGTAAAGTCGCTGTAAGAGTCTGCTGCCGAATAGTATACGGTTCTACCTGCCGCAACCCATACACGGCCTGAGAACGTCGCTACAGACACAATCTGGTCTGTGTTGACTACCGCTGTAGCAGTAGCATTAGCCGTCGCTCCACCACCGGAGATGGTCACATTGGCTGTTGTGTAGCCAGCTCCTGGGTTTGTCATCACAATTGATGACACAGTATTTCCGAGAACGATCGCTGTAGCGGTAGCAGTGGTTGTATTGGCCCCGCTGATAGCCACGGTTGGGGCTGACGTATAGCCAGAACCACCATTGTTGAGCAGAATGCTGACTGTGCCGGTTTTGAACGTCACAATCTGGGCGAGAGCATTAGCACCAGACCCTCCACCGCCGGTAAAAGTAACGGTAGGAGGGTTTGTATACCCACTTCCAGCGTTTGTCAGGCTTATGCTGTTGACGCCACCAGTAGAAATAACGGCTGTTGCGGTAGCAGCACCGCTAGAAAAGGTTACGGCAGGCACTGTGGTGTAGCCAGAGCCGTTCTCAATCATTGATACCGCAACTACAGCGCCACCACTGATGCTACACACGGCTGTTGCTTGTGTACCGCCAGGGATGTTAGGAGCGCCTATGGTTACATTTGGGACCGCAGTGTACCCAGAACCACCAGAAGTAACGTAAATAGACCGTATGCCACCAGATCCGGTAACAATGGTGGCTGTAGCAGTTGCTTGTACGCCATTGGCATCGTTAGGACTGGATATGGCAACAGTAGGAGCAGATGTGTATCCGCTACCAGGGTTGCTGATAGCTATTAGGCCAACAGACCCTATAGAAACTACTGAATTGGCATCCCAACTAGACAAACCTTTGTCTGGATCACCAATAATTAGACGTTCGTTCTTCCACTGGGCTGAATCTACGTTTGCACTACTAAGGTTTCCAGCACCTGTGACAGAAACCATCACATTGCTTATTAGGTTGTACGCCTGTGCGCTTCCGTTTGCTTGAAATCCAACAATGTAGTCGATGTTGTTGATGCTTGTAGACGTTAGGTAACTAACGGTGTTGGCAAAAACGACGGCCTGACTAGTGCTATTTGATACTGCTGACTGGGCTGGGACGATCTTGATGTTGGCATCGCCAATAGGCATCGCGTTCTCTATCCAAGAGAACTCATCGTCGCTGATCGCAGTCCGGTTAGCTTTGGTGTTCAGCCCACGGAACTTCTTGAGAACAGCATATGATTTTTTCTGTTCTTGGGAAGCCATGCTAGTAAGGGCTGCTGTATGGGTCTGGAATCCTGCGAGTGAACACAGAGTTCAATACGCTCTGAACTTGTCGGTTGTACTGTTGGAGAAATATCTCAGATTCCCCGTAACTCTGTTCTTTGTACTTGGCCTTGTAAGCCGCGTAGAACGCCACAGGAACGGTGTACGGGTCTAAGATAGTGTCAGGCGCCGCAGAAGTGTTCAAAGACAGCGCAGTAGGCAGAATTACGCTGTCAATCTCCATGCTGTAAGACTGGTCAGGGACAGGAGAGATGTAAATCTGTTGTTGACCATACGTTGAGAAGCACACGGGCCTACCAACGTAGTTTTGCCAGTAACGCAACTGGGCGTTAAAGTTAGTCCAAGGCAAATAACGCAATGGAATACGAGAGTTACCCCAGTAGATTGTTACGTTAAGTACATCAAGAGTCTGCGAACCATTAGGCAACGACGCAAACGGGATAATTTCTGCATTCTGGGCGTATAGCAGCGTGGCTGTGCCGTTAGTAAAAGCTGTTGACGGGGGAAAATTAGTCCCTGACGCTGGATACGGAGGAGCTGTAGTTCCCAGCGTCCCGCCTACCGTAACCTGGTAGATGAAGATATTTGAGAATATGTACTGTCCTGTGGTGACAGCAAGACCAGCAGACCAGATTGTTGCGGCAGTGCCGTCTGGCGCGAGGGGTGTAGCAGATATTTGCAGAGTTCGGAGACAACCAGTGTCTCGTACTATGCGTTCACGCCCATCGTTGATGTAATCCGTAAGCTCATCGTTAGACCAAAAGTTCGCATTGGCATCGTGTAGAAGCCTGCGAACGTCTGTGATGTACGAATTTAGGGTTGCCATAGTTGCCTATTGTAACCCTCAGGAGACTTTTCCCCCTACCCCTACTTTTTTGACGGGTAGGGGTACTACGCCTACCGCCGAGGGAATGCGGTCCTGCGCTGAATGTTGGCCTATGCGAAACATTGCCAACCGTTCAAGTCCGATTTCCAAATCCGACGAGTGGGTGGTAAACCCCAGACGGACTGCGTATGGGAGCTTGTCATTGTCTTGGTAACCAAAGATGTGCCTAGCAGCCTCGATAGGGACTTGCGTAGGCACACCTTTTTTGAACTTATAGTCAACACCGGCATGACGATCAGCCAAGTCGGTGTCACTACAGTTGGTTACAAAAACTTCCATTAGAACGTAACCACGTCACCGTAAATGCGAATGTCAACAAGCGCAGATGCTGCGTTGGTGACGTTCAAGTACAGAGCCGAGGTATTCGCTCCATTGACAGTAGTAGTCAATGCGTAAGGGCTGGCAACCGTCAGGTCTTGGAATCTGTTAACAGCAGTCAAGTTTGCCAACGAGACTGTTGCTACAACCGCATTGCTAGTGTTTCCATCATTGGTAGTCGTGATATTAACGTTAGCCAAAGATGCACTAGCATTAGGGTTTTGAATCGTAACCCGACGAATAATTACCTGACCCGATCCTGCAAGAGCGCCACTATTCGTGAGACCGCCTTTCAGGAACGGGATAGCCACCACAGCATTACCAGCCGTTGCCAGAGACGCTCCGGTAACTCCACCGATGGCAAAGTTACCGAATGAATCTGGTGTGTTTTGTCCGACTGCATCTGCGTTTGCCATGTTTACTCCTTAGCTAGCAAACGTGGAGTTTGCAGTCAGACCACCGTTGACCGTCAACAGAGTAATCGTGTTTGCCGACGTAGTAGAGTTGGCAAATACGTTCACACCGTCGCTGATCAAAACACCACCAGTGTTAGCAGCCGTGAGCAGAGTCAGCGCAGTGCCGTTGTTAGCGTAGATCTGGCTGTTCAAAACAGGGAACATCAGATATACGCCAGCAGGGACTACGTTGCCAGCAACGGTCGCAGGAGCAATTAGGGTGGTAGTCTGAAAGTAAGCTCCGGTGGTATTGCTATTAGCACCGGCAATCAGGATCTTGTTTAGGGCGAGAGCCATGTTTCTCTCCTTACAGGGTCAGCGAGTTGTAAGAACCCACCCGAGTCATTGACTTCGGTTTGGTACTAATCAACTCAGCAATCATCAGCACGGCGCCGACGTAACCAATCTGCCAGTTAGGCAGAGTGGACTCAAACCCAGTAAACACAAACGAACCCTGTTCATGGATGTACAGGTTCAGGTAGTTCGTGTTGACAAAGTAAACGATGCCTTCTGGGCAGTACGGATCTGGGTAGATCGGCACACCAGCAACCATCAGCGCACGGAACGCAGCCTGTGGGCCGTTGTTGTCTGCATCAAACCCAGAACCTGGGGTGATTACATACTGCTCTTGACCAACAAAGTCTTGAGCCAACAGGGTCCAAGTACCGAATCCGCAAACACCAAACGATGGCACTTCTGCACCGTTCTTCACGGTTCCAGAAATGTATTGCAGGATGTTCTGACGGGTTGGGTTGACGTTACCAGCGTTGTAGACCTTCGACTTCCACCAAGTGTAGTTGGTACGGCTAATGTTGCCGTAAGTCACTAGGTTCGTACCATCGTCAATCGCGCCGGGGAGGCCGATAAACTGCTGAGTATTCGTGTAGTTGGAGTACAACGATGTTGCCATCGCGTCCATCATCACGTTGGTCGCATCGTTCATCCGCGCTTCGATCAGCGGAATAATTGCTGCGTCCTGCTGAACCGCACCTTCCATTCCGAGGAACGGGACTGGTGTAATCATCAGCTTGAGGTTGAACTCAGCGTTGTAAGCACCCTGCTGGACAGACGGTTGAGCGAACGAGCCGCTGTAGTCCGACCACTGTGCATTTACAAACTGAGCGCCTTGCACAGGCACTGTTACGGAAGACACACCACCGCTGGCTTGCTGACTGTTAGCAATCAGTGCTGCGAGAAGAGGGGTCGAATTATAAAGCTGTACAACCAGCTTCGGGATGAATGCCCTACGAGTGACG